CACTGCATACTTTTGCTCTCTATTTAAAGAGAAGGAACTGTATAGGATATGCTCCGTTAGGAGGATTCCTACTCAGCGTACTCAGATGTCCAAACATCGGACACGGAGTAAGTTTGCCTTACAGCCAAAAGCGATCGCTTAGTAACTGTAAAACGACTTCCTGCACCCTTTTCTTTTCGTCTATCCCACTTTTGGATAGGCGGAGACTCCCGTAAGTTATGCATCAACTTCCGAATATGGAAATTGTCGCACTTCTTAATAGGGAGGGGCTGTATTACCAGCCTTTGGTACTTCCACAAGCAGTAATTATACACAGCGTTTAAAGGCTGTGCAGAGTGCTTGTAGGAATCGAAGTCCTCATTGGATAATGGACCAGAAAGCTTTGCGAACTTTTCTGGTATCCACTTTTCCATTAAGGTTAAACACTTCGACTCTTCTAACCCCCATCGCAAATAAAGGAGACGTTTCAACCGATTATAATCGGTAAAAAGTTCCATCACTGTTGAAGGGAGATCGGAGAAGAATACCGGTCTCAAGGGTTTGCCACGGAACCAATCCGTTCCACAACTCTCTCGTACTGGTCCTTGTAAAAAGGATTTTTCGGAGTTTATCGTGAAACCACAATTGGACAAGGCTTCTATAACTTTTTCGGATAATGCCTTTCTGACGATTAAATCATCGCCAAATACGGCAAACTCCTTAGAGTCAAAGTCGCCCTGCACTGCTTTCATTACTCCATATATTATGGATGTAAAAATCGCAGATTCCAGCGCAAACGTGAACCCGTTACCCATTGACGAAATTTTCTCATATGAGATCTTTTCATCGAACACGATCCCAACTGGGGATCGTATTGCTAAAAGGTACGAGTACCACTCATAGGGTAAAAGCAATTGACACAGCTTAAGACTTATACAGTCAGAAGCTGACGCCAAATCGATGGTGACAAAACTATCGTCCCCATCCTGCAATGACCCTTTGAAAGCTAGTTCCTGATTCTTCGTTTGGGAATCTAGGTCTACTCCCCACCGTTTTAAACGGCGGCGAATAAAACCATCAACTCCTAATTGAAGATACAAATTCAGTGCTGGCTCGATTGCTATTGAACGCTCAATTTTAGCGTTCTTTGGCACGAAAGTAATTCGATTCCCATCTACAATTCTGATAACCCTGGTCCAGAAGAGTTGCATATTGATCGGGAAGTGCTTCGGTATATTGAAGCGCCTTCTGTAATCGTTTTGCAAAGCTCCAAACCAACGTACATCAGTTTCGATGGTGAATCGGGCGTACCTGTAAGCGTCTAAAGTACAACTGTATGGCCAATTCGCAAACTTGTAATATTGCGAAGTTCCTTGGCTTGACACAGTGTCTAAAGAGGCACCAGGCCCATGACGGGACCATTCAGTCATGATTTTTCCGCTTGGTAACTGAATCCCAAGCAACTTCTGCATGAAGCAACGTGCATAAGTAAACACGTCGACCATCCATGAGTCCTTTGCCCAAGACAGTTTAGAGTACGAGTTTAAATTGTACTCACGACAAGAACGTTCGGCAGCATAAAACTTTATTAATGCTGCTTGAATTCTCTCGTCTTTCTCTGTTTTGAACTGAAACTTTTTCAGAAGGGCTGCAAGTTGATACTTAGCTCGCAATGATGCGAGGTTCGTATCCATGGGTGTTGTACACTGTAATCCCCACGCCTCAGAGAGCTCCAAATAACTGTTAAGGTCGCGATTTCTCACGACCTCAGTAATATGGTTTAATTCGCTCTCATCGAGGTACTGGCTAAGGTCCTCGGCCAACCAGCCGAGAATCTTCCAAGGATATTCCTCGGAGATCCTGACCCGCACGTCTTTAACAATGCGGGTACGAGTCTTGGAACGGGTTTTATATTTCATAACTCCCTCCACTTTACAGTTATTCGGTAACTTCCTTATCTTTCTCCTTTTTGAGAATGCCAAGCTTACGTAACGTAAACTTGATAATCTCAAATACTAGTGTAGCTATTAAGATAGTTCTATCTTTCATGGCTATACCATACAGAGATCGTTAAGAGGTGCCATAACCGTATCGTAGTCCAAAAGCGCTAAAGCGTATTGTCTAAGGAATTTAGACGAAAACGCATCAACGCCGACTGGAACCGAGAAAGAAACCTCAATAATGGCAGGAGCCGTAAGGTTCGTGCCATCAATGCCGAGCACCGTCAGGTCATAGGTCATCTTGAAAGCGCTCTTTTGAACGCCTTTAAAATTTCCAGAAGCCTTCGGAAATGTTCGGTACAAAGCCACTTGTCGCCGAGCACTCATTGTATGAGTGGCGGTTTCAAAGTACAACGATCGATTGGGAGCTTCTTCCATTCGGTCGATGACGTGGTCTGTGGTTGTCCCATTGTTCAAGTGATCTACAGCCAATGTAATACTATTTGGTTGCATGGTTACTCCTTTTGTACTTTCGCCAAATCAGAAAGCTTTTTGCTTAAAGATAATGGCAAGGTCTAAGAGTTTAGCAGCACTCAACTTTAATGTAAAAGTTGGGAGAACTGCTCGAACAGGGGAAGGAACACGTTGTTTAGTGTTATGGATGATAGTTGTACCACCCACAGACTTATGATAGTAATTCTCGTAGCAGTTTTGAGGATCTGCTTCCGAGCAAGACGTCACATAAGCGTCCTTCACGATAGTTGTCTGGTACGTCAAATTTCTTACGACATACCACGAAGCTAGCGTACGTAGACCGCCTTCCGGCGTCCACGAAGCTATTGTTTTGCCAACATTAAAGAACCAGTCGCAGATGAACGAAAAGGGAATAATTTCCCAAACGGTCTCAGCAATCTGGTCGAACCCCCACCTATTTAAAAGTGAGAGTTCCTCTAGTTTAGCAAGCACACCGGCACGTACTTCCACAGTACGACTCGAATGTTTTTCCAGCGTGTAGAAGCGATAGCCTCTATCACTGGTGAAAACTTCCTCATCCTCTGCAGTTTCCGTACTTGAGACAGACCCACGGAATGTAAAGCGATCATGGCGTGCATCTTTAGTGACTGCATCCATAATACCTGACACTTCGTACATTAAGGGTCTAAGAGCGTAGCGGGCCTCCATCCATCGGTTCTGTAATTCTTTAGGCGTTAACTCTCGTCTCAAAGCTGCGAAGTTTAAACTTCTAACAGCTAAGATAATCTTGAGCGCTCGTCTAAATACAGAAACCAATGACTGTATGGTCTTTTCGCCCTCTGCCAAGCTCATTAAAGCAGTAGCCTGAGACAATTCAACATTGCTCCAAGCTTTCGTAACTGCTTCGTTAATCAATGAGCTAACATCAATCTCTGGTATGGCAAGTTCATGCCCGTCGCAATAATGCGATCCAGGCATAGAGCCATCGTAATCATAGCCCCAATACCTGTAGGCATCCGGATTACAATTCGTATCCCAAACACGGTGTTTATGCCGCGATTGGATCCAAATCTTGTCCGAATACTTGAAGGTTTCGTCCACATCCATGGGATTATTAAATATCATCCCTTGTTTGCTTCGGAACTTGAAATTGGGGATTACAACATCATGCATTATCTTATGCATTTCACCGTTCACGTTTCCTAATATGGAATCGCTAGTGGTGTAAGCAGTCGGATTTTGCACTGTTCCTTGAAACAGCGTCTCTGTTAAAACACAGGGATCGCTATTTGGAACGTTGTCTATGGTACGTTCTCTCATGATCATGACCTCCTTTTGAGGCCATAATTATGGGACAAGTATTCACTGTTAGCCTCGTCTACAGTGAGCCCCATCTCTTCCGATAACCAGCATATTTTGCTCGTATTTCGGCAGGACTCCTTCACTAGAAACTAAAATCTGAGCTAAACAACCAATGGTTTTATCCATCTTGTAAAGAGCTCTAGTCACTAGTGGAAAGATTTAATTGCAAAACATTTGCAATACTCCCCTCTCGAAAGAGG